TCACGGACTGCGCTTTCAAACACCGAGATTCCGTGCATTGGATTTACCTTTTCCCAAGTTATTGGGTCTCGCCAATCGTCTTGTAAATCAGGTCCATAAAGTAAACCAAACCATCTAGGATTATCCGTAGCCTCGCCATTTAGCATAGACCGATACATGGTCAAATCTTCAAAAAACTTAGTTTCCTTAGTAAAACTGGCGGTTGTAATATATATTCGTAGTGGATTTTTTCGTGCCACCATACCAGAATGTAATACTTCAATAGCGTTGCGGTCTACAATCTGGGCGGCTTCATCCACAATCACGCACGATGGATTTTTTCCATCACCCGTCTTTTTGGTATCTCGGCTAAGAGCCTTAAACATGGACTGGCTATCACCGTATTTCTTAATCTCGTATTTGCTGGCAATAAACTGACTAGACCATTCTTGTGTCATATTTTCTATAAAGCCTTTTGCGGCATCAAACACGATGGTTGCTTGTTCTCGGTTAGTCGCCAAAGTAAAGACCTCGGCTCCCGCTTCGCCACAAATTAATTCATAAAGTGCTATTACCGCAGTTAGTGTGGACTTACCTGCTTTACGAGGAATGAATAGTATTACATCCGTTACCATCCTAGCGGTTAAGTCTTTTTTAGACCTAAAACCATATACCGCACAAATTAAAAAAATTTGGAATGGCTCTAGTCGTATTGGTTCGCCAGCCTGTGGTCCTTTAGTGTGCGTTAGGTTTTCTGCAAACTGTAATACATGTTGTGGGAATCGTTCATCAAAAATCCATTCCCATTCTTGATTTTCATATTGATTAATAAAGCGCTGGCAAGCCAAACGAACATCACTACAAACATTGATGTTTCCTTTGGCTACATCTTTAGCGTAGACTACTCCATCTTGCCAGTTCAATGGGCTAGAGGTCCTTTAAGGAATTTAGCAACTGGACTGTTATCCTCAACTTTACCCGCACTTAATCTGCTTCTAGGGGTAAGCCCTAATTCGTTCATTAGTTGGATAATAATTTTGATAGCGTTATTGCGAATAGGAATATTTGGATTTGGACCAACTGTAGCCCCATTATTAAAAGTAGTAATTACCCCAGACTTATTAATGGACTTACTGCATTTGATATACAAGTCTATTTGCTCGGCTAAAACCGCCAGCGTGTGCTGGTCTTGGTCATTTCCAATTCCATAAACCGTGTATAAAAACTCACTGGTTTCTTCAATAAATTTTTCTTTGCTAAAGGCTTCTGGATTATCTAGCCAGTAGGCTTTTGGGATTCTTTTTTTAACTTGTTCGGGCATGACAAAATCATTGTCTCGTCTAGATTTTGTGCCATCAATTAAATGAAGTTCTGGTGGTTTTCTGTTCATTGGCTTGTTTTATAATAGTTCGTGTTGCAAGATATATTACTGGGGATACCCCCCCATGTCAAATTACATTGCACAAAGTTATGGGCCGAGGTTGATGTATGCAATACGCATTTATTTTAAGTTTCAAATTAAAACCGGGCTTATGACTAAGATTCTTGGTCACTAGAGGACGATACGACCATTTGGTAATCATGTATGCGATAGTCCCTATTAGGTATGCCAAATCGCCTAAATACCCCTTTTTGTTCGAGGGCTGTTTTAATGCTATGACAACTATGACAAAGTGATTGGAATAAATTTATATAAAAGGCTTCAGGGCTTATTTGTGTCCATGGGAATACATGGTCAATATGTAATGCCTGTACTATTCTTCCTCGTGATAAACAACCCGCACATAATGGGTGTTGGCTTAATTGTATTTGTCTAAGTGTGCGCCATTGCTTTGTTTGATACTTATCGTTTGTCTCTTTGCGCTTAAAAGACTTATTGGCAGGTAATAAATGTCTATCTTTACCTCCATGTTCCATGCAATAGGAGTTATATCTACTTTTGGTGTTCTTACACCCTAAATGGTTACATTTGGAGTAATAAGGCACCGATGGCATATTTACCTTAAGAACTTTAACTTGTAACAGGTTATATCTATTAGATTGGCAATAGTATCTATTTCGTTTTGGATATTAGACTCTTGTGGCATCTCTTGTCGCTTTTCTGCCACATATTCTCTTAATGTAGTCATATAGTCCAATGGTGTATCTTGGCTTAATGAATACATATTAGGGTAATCACTAATAATTTCGCCATAACAACCTTGAATAATCTCTACCAATCCATCTGTTAAGTTCACAATGCTTTCGTAATACTTTGATAAGGCTTTATGTGTGGCATACGACCCTTCGCCCTGTGCTTGGAAGTGCATTATGTGTGTAATAGTAGAGGAATGTAATAGTATGCCTACAAATTCGCCAATGACTGATTTATTCATAATCTGTTCCTTATATCCGCTTGCGTAAGCCGCCCGACCAACTTGTAAAGCCTTTGCTTTAGTTGGAAATGGTCCTTTGCTACCCCAATACCAGCCTTTGTCCGTATGTTTAATGGGCATACTTATAATCCGTATTTAATTGTCTAATAGATTTTCGCCTTTCACATACATTTTTGCAACTGCATGCGGGTTCAACTCTCCATTCAGGTAGGTCACCGAACTTGGTTATACCCTCGGCCAATATTTGTCTTAATACTTTACAGGGTTCTGCTAATAGAAATCGCTCTCTACATTTAAAACAAGTTAATGTGTAGGTGCCATGTATTCCTGTTTTGGCAAGGTCGCAATCTCTACATTCAATCATGCTTTTTTATAACTTTCGCTGATAAGTTTAGGTACTGCATTTTTCCATTTAATTTCATGATGAATTCGTTTGTGTGTTTTTCCCATTAGGCTAATTTTGCAACAACTTGGTTCTGCCATAACGCTATAAAAAGACTTTACATAAGTACCAAATGATTTATAGGCTTCTGTATTACCACCGGGATTTGACTGTGTTTGAAGTTGGACTAATGTAATATTTGTTATTTGAAAAAATAACTTACCAATCTTGCCTTGCGTAAGATATGTCGTTACATCATCATTCATTCTTCCAATAAATAATACATCGTCTTTTGGGTCTTTATTCACCTTAAATACAAATGTATTCATGGCTTTTCGTTTAAATGTATTATGTTTAAGTGACTTTAATCCGTTAATTAAGTCACCGCCTTGTGCAAATGCAATAGTAGTTACTTTTGTGCTTTCAAGGCAATTAATCATTAAATCAAACACTTTATCAAGTATTTCTACTCTCTTTGCTCTTAATGATTCGCCATCTTCATAACGATAAGAAAATTGTGTGTAATCATCCTCATATTCAAAGAAATAGTCTAATCCTAATTTTCTTGCTATGTCGTAGCATGCATTTCTGGCATAAACAATGACTTTATTACCGCTAAAGTTATCCATGATGTCAAACTTACCAACATAATCAGATTTGCTAAAAACTATTACTTGGTCTTTGTATAGGTCTATGTAATCGTTTAATGTCTTATCTTCATCATCAACAATTAAATAAATTTTGCCACTATAACCACCTTTTTTTAATGTTTCGTAGGTTAAAACATTATTTGGTCTGCCATGAGTGAGGATAAAAACAGCAAAATTCTTATTTGCTTTCATTTTTTATCCTTGTGCTACTGTAATTGTGCTTTCTTTTTAGATAGATAATTTCTTTTTCTTGTTGCTCAATTAATTCTTTTAACTCCCAATCATCATTTTTATGATCTTCGCCTAAAAAATAAACATGATAATCAAGAGAGATAAACATATCCTTATCTCGTTCAATGTTTTCGTAAGGTATTACTTCATCAACCCATTTAACTGCCCGTAATTGCATATATCGTTCATATATGGATTGTTGTGGGTTTTTATATAAAGGCTTGCAATGTAAACCTACTATTAGAAAATCACAATGTTTCTTTGCTTCTTCTAATGACAAAACATGACCAGAGTGCAGAATGTCTGCAACCATTGGGAAAAACCCTATCTTCATCTTATACTCCTTTGGTTTTGTTGAATTTAATTTATAGGCTTTACAGTTTTTAATGTGTAAATCGTAATAAGCCTTATGTATTGGTTTTTTAGGAAAGTCGAAACAAAAAAATAGCATTTTGATAGTGCCGCTATGAGCCACAATTAAGATTCTTTTGTCTTTGTATTTCTTTTCTATATCCTCAATAAATGATTTAACTCTTACAAAAAAGTCTTTTTTACTTTCGATATTAAATTTTCTTAATAAATTTTGATCTTCGTTTTTAAGTAACTTTTCGCTATTAAGGTGTTTACCTTCTAATAATCCTTTGCTTAATTCCATTAGTCGGTCATCATAAAAAATCTCAGTATTTTTATGATGTAATAGTATTGCAAATGCGGTTGATTTAGCCCTTTTTAATGGCGAACTAAAACATAAATCAAAATGTTCATTTTTTAATTCATTAGCAACTGCTTTAGCCTGTTGTGTTCCTGTGTAATTTAAAGGCACATCATACTGACCGTGCATGATTCCATTTTTATTCCAATATGTTTGTCCATGTCTGACAAAAACATATTCATTACGCATCTTGTTCTTCTTCTTGTTCTTCTAGATCAAACATTTCTACTAATTCATCGGTCATTTTGACAAATCCATTTTCTATTGCTTTATTAAAATCGATAATGACTAAAGCGCTTTTTTCCATTAACTCTTGACACTCTTTTGATGAATGAGCATAAAAGTTGGCAATCTTGGAATAATCAAACACTATATGACGACTAGCCGCAGACATTAAAAATGCTTTTTCTTCTTCTGGCAAAGCACTTTCCTTAATAGACGCAATTAAATCCATTGCTTTTGTATCGTCTAATAATTCTTCAATAGCGGGTTTTTCGCCTGTTGGTTCGTAGGTAGGCACATCAACTTTATGTGTGTATTGACTATCTTCATCTTCTTCTTCAGATATATTACCAATATCAAATTCTTTTAATTCTTCTTCATTAAAGCCAAGCAATTCAAGGTCAAATTCATTTTCTGCTAAGTCTTTTAACTCAAGACCGAGCATTTCTTCATCCCAGCCAGCATTTAAAGCAATTTTATTGTCCGCAATAATATATGCCTGTTTTTGTGTGTCGGTCATATCGCTAACATCAATAGTAGGCACTTCTTCAATGCCTAGTTTTAATGCGGCTAATACTCTGCCATGCCCAGCAATAATATTATTCTTGTTATCTACAAGAATTGGAGTTCGCCATCCAAATTCACGAATGCTTGCGGCAATTTGTGCTATTTGGCTTTCGCTATGTGTGCGACTATTGCGTGCATAAGGTATTAAATTGGCAACTTTGCGATATTCAATTTCAAGAGATTTATTGATCATTAGTGGACTCCGTAGATTTAGGCAATCTTTCAGGGTGGAATGTATATACATACACATTCCTGCGTCCCATCTTATTTTCGTTTTTAATTTGTTCTCTAGTTAGCCAACGCATACGCATTAAGTAGCATAATCCCATGCTAATTTCGTTTGCTTTTAATCCAGTTAATTTATTTAGTTCTACCAGTGTTAAACCAGTAGGTTGTTGCTGAAAAACTTGCTTTAATGTCTTTGCCGCATTTGCCATAAAAAAATCCCCCTATGTATTACATAAGGGGATAATACTTATATTACTATTATTGTCAAGCGGTCAATAAATTGATGGCTTTTTGCTTAATTGCATCGCCAGTACCAAACCAAGTACTATTTAATCTGGCATCGGCAGTCCGTGTAGGAATATGGTGATCGTAATACTCGGTAACCGCATTTAACATACCCCATTTGGTATGACCAGCCATTTCGATGCCTTTAGCATCTGAGCCAAACAAAGACAAAATCTTGTTGTAACCTTTTGATTTATGGATATTTTCTACCGCCAAGTGGTCATGCCACTTATCGCTATCCAATAATAAGTGTGTAACAAACATTTTTGCTTTGCCAATATCCATTTGTTGTTTTTTTAGGAATTTGGACATTTCCATAAATGCGCCAAAGTTTTCTACCGCTTTGCCTAATTTGGCACGCATAAGGTCGTGGTCAAATTTACGAGCATGAGTAAAACTTACGCAATGACTTTTATCGTTAGTCGCCATTGATAAGGTGTTATTACATACAACACGCACCGTAGTAAATCTGGCGGTGGTTGATAAGGTGCGGTCAGCCGATGTGCTTAATAATAAAAATCCACCAATACCATCGCCTTTAGATACCTCGCCAAATCGACCAGTTTCTGCTAATGCCCACATACGCTTACCTCCAAATAATGTACCAGCCGTATGTAAACGGAAGCCTGATTCTTTGACCAACGCATCAAAAAATTCTAATACTTCGTGTGGTTGTACAGGCTTGTAGCGGTCAGTTACTACGGATAATGGTGCTTTGGTATCTGAGCGATATAAAACATTTTGACCATGAAAATGAGTTGCTTGTGCAAATTGACTTTTTTCCAGATTTTCAGGAATGTAAATAACTGGTGCTTTTTCAATAGTCCAGTCCATGCCAGCCGCTTTGCGCCATGTTTCCATATCCGCATCTTGGGCTAATTCTTGACCAAGACC